CTATTTACAAAAGTGTTTATTTACCGCTAATGCTAGATGTCATACCAGCATTAGAATGTGTTGGAATATTAAATCAAGATAGGTTACATGCGTATTATGAGATAAATGGTCAAGAAAATGGTCGTTTGTTGTGTTTTAATGCTTACACAAAGGGATATGTTCCTCATGTCATAACACCAGATCAGAAGCTCGAATTTAAGCCATTAGATTTTGATCAAGTTTTTTTATACTTTGACTTTAAGAGCATGGAAGTAAAAGTACTTCAATGGTTGTCTAAAGATCCAGAACTACAAAAAGTATGTGAAAGTTCTGATGTCTATAGTTCTGTATATGAACTTATAACAAAAACATCTTGCGATTCAGAAGATAAAAGAAATCTTTGTAAACGATTCTTTTTACCAATTTTTTATGGAATGGGTGTAAATGCCATATCTGAAAATTTAGGACTTCCAATCAAGGCGGCAGAATCAATAGTAGAAAGGGTAAAGAGTACATTTTCTGTAGCGTACTCATGGATCGAATCATTTCAGAATAAAGCAAAAGAAGAACATGCTGTTTATGATATTTTTGGTAAAAAAAGAATATTTTTAGAAAAAGAATATAAAGCTAGAAACTTTGTAGTTCAATCTCCAGCAGCAATATTTTGTTTAGAAAAACTTATACAATTATACAAAAGCTTGAATGGTAAAGCTAAAATCGCTTATAATGTACATGATGGTTATATGCTTTATAGCACAAGGGATAATTTAAAGGATGTAATTTTAGAATCACAATCTGTTTTGCTTTCTAAAAGTCATTTGTTCCCAGATATGAATTTAAACATTTCGTGTTATGCGGGAAGAAAATTATCAGAGCTAAAGAAAATTAACATTAACAAAAGAGAATAAAATGAAAAGTATTTGTCAGTCATTCCCGATCACATCTAAAGAATTTGACGAATTAAATAAGAGTTTTGGAAAGCTTTGTTATTACGCTGCTCATCAACTTCAAAAAAAGAATTGCAAAAATAATTATACTGATGATTTTGACGATATAAACCAAGAATTACAACTTTCAATTATTAGGGCTGGATCTTATTACAAAAGACAAATTTATATTGAGAAGTGTTTTGATAGCGTTTCTGATAAAAAATTTGACTTATTTATAGAAAAAATTATAACCAAATTAAAAGACTTGTGGCAAAATAGAACTCGCCATGGTGCAAATAGACAAAAGTTTGGAATGAAGCAAGAAATTATTCTAGATAAAATTATTCAAAAATTTATTTCAAAAAGTAAAAGACCAAATAGAAATGCAGAACTTGAAATAGATACGAAATTTGCCACATACTGTAAAGCGATTGTTTGGAATGGTCAAAAAAGTATGGGCAAAAAAATAACCAGAGAAAAGGCCATTCGATCTGGCCAAGTTTCTCTATCTGAATTTGATTATCTTAATGGCGAATAAATACAGTCAATGAAGAGTGGAGTAATAGATTGTCGGGAACTTATATATTATAGATAATTTCAAATCCTAGTATTACAATCCTCCACTCTTTATTTTTAAAATCCCTATTTACTCGGTGTGGGTTTTTTGTTAGTTTCCTAAACAGGAGAAAACAAAATGCGAGAGTTGACACCAGAAGAGCAAGACAAGTTAGAATCGCTCACAGACCCAGATGTAATAAAATCAAAATTTTCATGGGATGATACATTTCAAAGAAAGCTTCTTAGTATGTTGCTTGTGGATAAGCACATGTTAGTTCAAAGTATCGACAAGTTAAAGCCTACCTATTTTAGCAATGAAGCACATGTTATAATTTGCAAATTACTTTTTTCTTTCTTTGAGAAATACAGAGAATGTCCAGACATAGATCTTATTAGACAATCTTTAAGTGATCAGCTAAAAGATCGTGATAGATCGATTCAACTCTATCATATAGCTGAATTAGAAGCGATATACGACTATTATGTTGCTGGTATCGAAACAAGAGAATATCTCTTAGATAAAGTTACTTATTTTGCAAAAGTTCAAGCAATCAAAGTTGCATTTCATGATTGTTTGCAAAAAATGTCAGAAGCCCCAGAAGATGAAAAAACATGGAGTTATGTTTACGAAAAAATGCGTGAGGCGATGAGCATAGATCGCAACTACGAGCCTGGTCTCGAATATTTTTTAAATATCGAAGAGATGTTTAGAAGAATGGAAACTCGGTTTGAAGGAAAGGAAAGATATACATCATCTTTTGAATCCATAGACAATGCTTTGACTGGTGGTGGATTGTTTCATGGGCAGATTGGATCATGGATTGGTTTGCCAGGGACTGGCAAAAGTTTGGCATTGGTAAAGGCTGCTGTCGCAAATGTTTTATTGGGTCATAAAGTTTTGTACTTAACGATGGAAATGGATGAGGTTGGAATTGCCCAAAGGTTTACTTCGCAATTCGCCAAAATAGATATAAATCTTTTGCGAACATCCAAAGAAGAAGTAAAAAGAACACTCGCTGAATTTTCTCAAGATAAAGAGGAGAAAAATTTACTAATTGTCAAGCAATTTGCTGGTGGCTCGATAGATGTGAATGGTGTTAGGGCATTTTGCTCACAACTTGAAGTTAGGGGTTGGAAACCAGGGCTTATAATAATAGACTATGTAGGTGAAATGAAAGATGATCCTAATGTTAAGAAATACGAGAGTGCGTACAGAATATTGAGAGATCTCAGAGGATTTGGTGTCGAAAATCAGCATTGTACTTTGACTTGTGTGCAGCCAAATCAGACCGCTGCAAAGCTTGAAATTTCCCAGTATATTGATGAATCAAACATAGGAACATCTTTTGATCAGTTTAAGCCATTGGATGCATTTTGGTCTATTAATCAGCAAACTATAGAAAAAGATGCAGAGGTTGGTCGTGGATTTGTGATAAAGCATCGAGATGGAAGATCCAGATTCCCTTTTAAAATGGGATTTGATTATACTATGGGAACTTTGGACATATTTGAAATATCTAAGGATAGATATAAACAACTTTTGAGTTCTGTGCAGCAAAAAAGATCTGAGGATATTGAGTTTGACACATACTCAGTAGATAAAAAAAAGAAACCTTTTAAGAAAAATGAAAACAATAGTGTAATAGAAGCAGATGAGGAATAACATGGCAGAAGCACCAAATGAAAAGATTGTTGTAAAAGTAAATAATAAAGATCTAGTTTTAGATCCAGACAATATGCTTTTCAATGAATTTACTTTAAGCAACTATATGGATAGAGAGTACGCTTGGATTGACTATTATGGAAAGCAATTAGAAATATCTAACAAAGAGCTTTCTATGGCAGAGCTTGCGTATGAAACAAAATTTAACGAGCTTTATATATCGTTTAAAGACGAGGGTGGATCTGATAGTTATTGCAAAGCTAAAGCTCAATCAAATTCTGAATGCGTCAAGCTTTACGAGTACACTATCGACAGAAAAACCACGGTAGGTTTCATAAAGTCGCATTTAAAGGCTTGGGATAAAAATCACGACAATGCTCAAAATCGTGGCCATACTCTTAGAAAAGAATTAGATAAATTGAATAGAGATATATATGAAAAGAAAGATGATGGTCTTTGTAATGCCGAAGATTTATTGAAATAAAAAGCGGAGAAAAAATGAAAAAAAATATTAGGTGGGTTGTTAAGGATGATATTAAAAAAATTGCAGAAATAGAAAAAAATTGTTTTTCTCACCCTTGGAATGAAAAAGATTTTATAGAATGTTTAAGTGATAAAAATAGAATATGTAAAGTCATAGAAGAAGAAAATAAAGTTATTGGCTTTATGGTATACGAATTAAAAAACAAAAAATTCGAAATTTTAAATATCGGAATAAAGCCAGAACTTCAAAAAAAAGGTTATGGAAAAGAATTGGTTTCGCAATTAACCGATAAATTACAAAACGGATATAGAACAGAAATAGATGTTTTAATTTGCGATAAATATTTAGAAGGTCATTTGTTTTTTAAAAAAATGGGATTTAAAGCTTTATGGGTTGAAAAAGATTTCTTTTCAGAAAATAAAGAAAAAAATGACGCTTATTTTTTTAACTACACGACAAAAAAAGAAATAATTCAAAAAGATAAATACATTTTGGAACAGAATGAAAAAGGATAATAATGAATTGGAATTTAAGATTTTTAAATTTAGCGAAACATGTTTCTGAATGGAGCAAAGATCCATCCACACAAGTTGGTGCTGTTATTTTTGACGATAAAAACAGAATAGTGTCAATTGGTTACAATGGCTTTCCAAAGAGTGTGGCGGATGATCCAAATAAATATGCTGATAGAAATATAAAATATAAAATGGTTGTACACGCTGAAATAAATGCAATTTTATTTGCACAAAGAGATGTATCGGGATGTTCCATAGCAACCTATCCTTTTATGCCATGTTCCAATTGTGCAAGTGTGATAATTCAATCTGGAATTAGCAATTGTATTGCCCCAAAGATTAAAGGTCAATTAGCAGAAAGATGGAGCGAATCATGCGAGCTTGCATCCAACATGTTCAGTGAAGCTGGAGTTGATTTGATTTTATACGATTTTGATTAATCAATTAGCTCCCAAATACTTATTTTGTTTTCACTATCTTTTCCTTTTTCCAATAATAAACCTTCTTCAATTTCTTTTTGATATATGTAAATTTGATCGTTCTTAATATTCCAAAGACCATAGAACCGATTTTCTTCTCCCATTGCTGTAATGGTTTTGTTTTGATTTAAAAAAACAATACCTACATCTTTTATTGCATTTCCTTCCTTAAGTTTTAGCCAGGCTTTTTTTCTTGTTGGTAAATTTGGAAATTTAAAAACATTTAAAATATTTTCTATTCCAATGTTATAATAAATGTGATGAGTATGATGAAATCTTTTTCCTAATATGCTATGATCATAAATTTTATTGTCACCAGTCATGTAAGATGTTTTAACTGGATGTATTTTTAATAGTCTTAGGGCCAATCCAAGGCAATGATCACCCCAACCAGAAAGCAATTTTGTTCTATAATTAAAAACTTTTTTAATTATATTTGAATTTATCATCATTTGCATTGTTTTATTATTTAAACAAGATATTTCCCATTCGTGTAATGGTCCTAAACCTCCTTCATACCAATAATTTTTTTCAACTAATTCAGCAACTAAATATTCTTCTCTTTGAAAATTATCTTGTATTTCTCCGCAAGCGTATGTTGGGAATTCTTCACTGAAATCATCATTTAGTGAATTTATAAGACCATCAACATTTGTTATTGAGTCTTCATCAATTGATATTAACCATTTAAAATTATCAACAGTATCTTGATCTAAATCTCTAAAATAACTATTTCTTTTAAATGATGGTTGGTCATTTTCATAACGGACTATAGATATTTTTGTGTTTTCAGTTTGATATTTTTCTATGATATTTTCAGCAAAGCTATTTTCGTCTTTTGGACCAAGCAAGAATACACATTCAATTTTTTTAGATTTATTTTCTAAGCAATATTCTAAAAAATTTTCTAATCTTTTTTTACTTTTTTCTGTAGCTAAGACGGCAAATTTAGCATCATTCATTTTAAATCTCCAAAAATTTGTTACATTTACTTATTGCAGATGCCATAGTCGCATCTAAATCTAGATACTTATATTCACCAAGTCTTCCTCCAAAGATTATATTTGATGATTTTATTGAATTGTATTTTTTATAAATCTCTGAGTTTTTTTCATTTCTAATAGGATAAAAAGGATCTGGGTTTTCTTTAAATGAAACTGGATGATCATAAGTTATTACGCTAATTTCTGATTCATTATTTTTCGTATAATGCTTTGTTGATTCGCCATGCTTGTAAAAATGTTTGTGTTCTATAGATCTTATATATGGAACATCTTCATCAGCATAATTTATAACGGCATTCCCTTGAAAGTCACCTTTGTATTCTTCTTTTGTAAATCTTAATGTATTGTAATCAAGGTTGCCAAATTCATAATTGTAGTATTCATCTATTGGGCCAGTATAAATTATGGTTTTTGCCATAGATGATAATTTATCTTTATTTTTTATAAAATCGACATTCGTGTCCACATCAATTCCATCAAGTAACTTTTTGACAAAATTTGTATAACCATTTTTGGGAATACCCTGATGTTTTGTGGTGAAATAATTTTCATCATATGTCAGTCTGATTGGAAGTCTTTGAATTATTGATGTTGGTAATTCTTTTGGTTCTTTTAGCCATTGTTTTTTTGTATAGCCATAAAAAAACTTTTTGTATATTTCTTCTCCAACCATCGATAAAGCCCATTCTTCAAAGTTTTTGGGATTTTCAAATTTAATTTTCACATTTTCTAATTTTTCAATTGCCTCGGATGGTTTTTTTACACCCCACAATTGATGCATTGTCATTAGATTGATTGGAAATGAATATATTATTCCGCCAGACAATACCTTTGGTCTATTGACAAATGGTATAAATTCTTCAAATTGATTTACAAAATTCCATATCTCAGAGCTATGAGTGTGAAAAATATGTGCGCCATAAGAGGAAACATAATAATCTTGAAATGGCACATCATGGGCTGCACCAGCAATATGATCTTTCTTTTCAATTACTAAACATTTTTTTCCATGATCAGTAGCCCTTCTTGCGAAGGTAGATCCAAAAAAACCTGATCCAACTATAAGAAAGTCATACATATTGTTACCCTTTGTTTCTATATTATTTTATGGTTAGAATAGAAACAATACAAAAAGAATTATCAATTCTTTTAAACAAAAAGATTATAAATGGTAAGGTCTTATTGCAAAATTGTAAATTTATAGATGAAAACTCAAGAAAAACGCCAGCATATGGAGATTATATGTATGCTCCATTTTATTATCATCTTGGTAAATTTGTAAAACCAAAAAATGTTTTTTCATGGAATTTTACTCT